TCATAACTTTTTCTATGTATTGCCACTTTAAATAATTCTATTGTTTGAATTGCTATTTCATTATAATATTTTTTCTCTTTTAATTTTTCGTCAAAAATATCATAGAATAAGTTTAATGCATCTATATATTCTAATTTGTCTTGCTCTGTTATTACATTTTGTGAAGTTTCAATAACTGTTTTCGCATATCTTACTTTTACTTTATCCTCAAAACCGTCTAAAAGGGCTTTTGCATAAAGTATTTGTTTTTCTGTACCTTCCATTTTATTTATCCTCCAAAACTTTCTTTTCATTTACTTTAAATTTGTTTTTAATAAATATTTTAAAAAGTGCTTCGTGTTCTGCATCTAATCTAATTCCTGCTTCTGAATTGCTTGTATTAAATGAGAACTTACCCGTTCCGTCTTCAAAACTAATTCCTTTCCAAAAGACTTTTTCGTATCTTACATTTGCTACCGTATAAAAACTATAAGCGTCATAATCGTTAAAATAAAGTGTTATTAAGTATAATTTATCTTCATCGTTTTGTTTTTTATTAATAAAGCGTCTAAAGTCCACTCTAACCGCTTCAACTTTACCCATTTCAGAGAAGTTTTTTATGTATGCGTTACAATACTCTTTAAATAAATCTTTTTTGGCTTTTGTGATTTTTATTGTCTTCTGTTTTGGAAGACTTACTGCTCTATAATCGTGTGAAATACTTTTTAATAAAGTATTAACCTCTTGTTGCGTCATCATCTTATTTATCCTCCATCATTTCGCTTGGAATATAAAACTTTGCACCTTCTTTTGGAACAAAGGTATATTTAGTTATTCCGATTGAATTGGTTTCTTTTTTGTATTTGTAAACTTGATAGAAGTTATCTTCGTTTACTTTGTCTAATTTAATGCAATTAAATTCATAATCGCCTTTTTTAGTTGCAAGGTTATCAGATACCTTTAAAACTTCTTCTGTGTTGCCATCTTTTGTTAATTCGATTTCAACAATTTCAATTACTTCGCTGTATTCAGCAGGTAAAATATATTTAAACATTTTAATCACCTTTTATCCTTTCTTTTTATATCTCTATTGTATCACATTTAAAAATAAAATCAAGTTTTAAATAAAACTTTTTTCTATATTGTATCATTTTTTTATTTTTAAAAGATAAAGTTTAGAAACAATGCGTAAATTACTTTTTCAAGTTGTCCCAAGTCTTCCACGGCAAGGTAATTTCGCTTCTTGCTTTATCTTTAATATAATTATATCACAACTTTTTCTGATATGCAAATAATATCGTCATAAATTATATCTTTTTTTAAAAAATTTTTTTCATAAGGTAAAAAAATTGACATTTTACTTTTTAAGAAGTCTATTTTTTGTTTTGTTCCGTCTTCGTCACCGAAAGTGTCAATAACAGGGGTTAATTCAACAGGTAAATCTATTAATTCTTTTAGATTTCCGTTAAAGTTATTCATTGCTTTTTTAAAATTATCTAATTGAACTAAATTATAGTCAAAAGATAATAAAATATTTTTTATATCTTTTTCTTGTTGTATCATATTCTCTTCATTTTTCATTAGAAGAGGAACATTTACTTTTATTAAGTAGTTATTGTGGTTTTTTAGATAAGGATAAATAATATCCTTATCTAAAAAATTTATAAAATCTTTAAAGTCTAGGGATATATCACTATTATATAATAGTGATATATCTTCTAAATCTTTTAAGTTAAATTCTTGTTCTAAATCAAATTTAATAAGTACCATAGTTAAAACCTCCAAATTCGTGCATAATAACTTCACCGATACGGTCTATTTGAACTCTTATGATACAACCGACATTAAAATCTGTTTTTAATTCGCCTGTTGTTTTAAATACTTTAGCGGTTCTGCTATAAAAATCTTTGAAGAATGGTGCTTGTTGCTTGGGAATATATCCAAGTTTGTGGTTATGATAATAACAAGCTATCGCATTATTATCATATTGATTATCAGTTTCGTCTACTAAATCAATGACATCGCCCTCTTTTAATTGAGCGATAATTTCTTGTGCTCCATTTAAATAAGTAGAACCAACAATCTTGGAGGGGTATTTTTGACTTTCTAACATATTGTTGAATTCATCCATTTCAAGTTCTGAAAAATGGTAATTCGTTTTTTCTGCTAAAATAGCTTTTAATTCATTTTGAGTATACATGATATTTATCTCCTTTTTTCTATCTTTTTATTTTTTTTATAGATATTAGATATTGAATGACCGCCGACCTTTAATCTTATTTTTTAGCCCGTCCTTTTCTTTATCTTTATCTCTATTGTACCAGTTTAAAAATAAAAGTCAAGTTTTATTTTTAAAATCCACATAAATTATTTTGTTCTGTGGATTTATGGGGCATCTTTTCTTTTTGTGTGTCTCTTTGAACTTATTAAAGTTGTTTAGAGTGACAATGTTCTTTTTCATTTTGTTTCTCCTGCTTTTAATCAATATAATGTGTAGTAGTTATATAATGGAAGTAAAATCCGTCATAATAAAGAGAAAACTCTATCATAAAGATATTAATTAGAACTTCCAATAAGTTTTCATAAGCAGGATTTGAAAAGTTATATTCTAACAATTCTATTTTTACAGATTGTTTAAAGTATTCTATTGCTATTTCTTCAAAGTGCTCTTTATCATTCACTTTTATATAAGAGAAGAATGGCAAGTAATTATCTCCAATATCTGTAATTATGTTTTTTATAATATTATCTCTATTAAGATATATTTCTTTTAGTTTTTCGTTTTGATTTAACTCATTAATAAACTTTTCTTTTTGTTCTTCATCTTGGAAGTAAATTTCTACCCTATTCATTGTAATCACCATTTACCTTTCTTTTTTATTGATACGGCTAATATAAAGAAAGTTCACAAAACATTTTCTTAGTTGCTTCGTTGTTCCCCGTTCTTTATATCTCTATTGTATCAGTTTTTATAAAAAAGTCAAGTTTTATTTAAAAACTTTTAAAAAAATTTTTTTAAGATATTGAATGACCGCCGATTTCCATCCGTCCTTTTCTTTATCTTTATGTTAATTATATCAAATAAAAATAAAAAAGCAAGTTTTAAACTCGCTTTTTTAAAAAATATTTTATTTTTTTATTATTTTTGTTTTTTGAGTTTTTCTATCAAACATAAAAGTTGCTTCTCTTTTGTTTTTATTTTCACCAACAAAATATTCAACTTTTATTTCTTTTATTCTATCTTTCATTTTTATTCTCCTTATGATGAAAGCTCTGGATTTTTTAAATATTTTCTTTCTTCTGTTTTATCTAAATAAACTATTCCAGTTTGTTCATCATATTTAAATGTTAATGTTTTTTCTACTACTACTTTTACTTCACCGTTTAATTCGGCTAAAGCCATAATCGTTTCTTCTTCTTTATTTTTTCTCTCTTTTTCTTCTTTTTGTATTTGCTTTTTTATCTGTTTTGCGGTTTTAATACCATTAAATCTTTTTATATCTTTTACACAAAAAGGAATACCAGTAAAATCAGTTCCTACAAATTTTGTTCTTTTAATTCCTTCTACCATTTTTATCTTCTCCTTTTTTAAAAAATATTTTTTGTTTTGTATAGAAATGTATATTTATGCAGTTTTTATGTATATTTATACATAAAAATATGAATATCTTTATTAAAATATTCATATTTAGTAGTAGGTACTAAAAAAAGAATATCAAAAAAAATAGGAAAATAAAAATGGAAAATAAAAATAGAAAAATTAATATATGAACACTCATTCATATGTTAATCATTCTTCATTTTTTAGTCGGAAACATTTTCCTACATTTCTTATGATTTTTATTTTATTTAAATCTCACAAACCCTTATAAAATAAGGCTTTACAGCTATGATAAATAATTATAGGAAATATAGGAAAATTTATTATATAACAATTCTTTTTAAAAAACGGCGAAATCAAAGGCATTTTTTATATTTTAAACAGACAATATCTAACGAAAAATGCGTTTTTTATAGTTTTCGATTTTATTTAAAAAAAGTCCTATTTTTCCTATAATTCTTTTTTACTAATTTTTGCCTTTTCTTCTTTAGCCGAAATATGTATAAAAAATACATAAAAGACATACTACTATGAAATGTGGTATAATAAAGAAAGAGGTGATACAATATGAAAGCACGTTCAAAAGTAGATAAATTGGTAGAAATAACCAATAACCAAGCTAATAATAACGACTTATCTTTACAGAATGATTACTATATAAGAAAAATGAGTTATGTCACATTAAATGACGATATTATAAAAAAGATATATGAAGATTTACAAAACAATAAAATAAACGCCAAGAATATAGAAGCTATGGCAACTTTACAGAAAATAAACATTGCTTTATTAAATGACAGACCTATATGAGCAGGAGGGGAGATAAATGAAAGCGAATTTGGATTTATTGCAATTTATAAAAGAAAATTTAGATAAAGGCGAAACAGCAGAAGAAATTGCTTCTTTAGTCGGATGCTCTAAAAAAGAAATAGAAGATTTGCAAAAAAAATATGATATATATATAAATGAAGATAAAAGCAAAGACGATATGAAAGAAATAAAAAGGAATGTAAAAGACGAAGAAAAAAAGAAAACTATACAGTTAGTTCGGTATGTCAACGGATTAACAAAACAAGAAGCAGATTATGTAATGTCACATAAAAATGAAACCTTAGTTGAAGGTTCTGATTATGCTATGAATTTATGTGATATTTTACTTACAAGAGAATTAAATTATATGAAGCAAGATTGTGAAGCAGATGATGATTTTACTTATAAAGTACATAAAACATTACAACAAACACCTGTTTACGACACAATCTTTTTAGGCAACGGGGAAGAGCATAAAGTTCAATCTTTAAAAAAACAACTATTAAATAGTGCAATTGAAGAGTTCCATATCTCTAAAAAGGATAAAAGAGATAAATATTTATCTTCTATATTAAAAATAATGCAAATGAAGGAGAAATTTGCAAGATTAAGAATAGACGCTATGAAATATGTTAAAGAACTTGAAAAACAAAATCTTGACGGCGATGCAGGTTTGAAAACTATTTATGTTGTTCCCGATAATCAAAGAAATAAAAATTCTGACAATTTAGACAGCTACGAAGAATTAGAGCAAGATATGACTTTTTATAATTCATTATATGATAAAGAGAGTGGTGACGATGAGCAAGATTAAGGTTATTAAACCACAGCCAAAGCAATATTTGTTTCTGAGTTGCCCTGCTGACATAGTTGTGTACGGTGGGGCGGCAGGTGGTGGTAAAACTTATGCACTATTGATGGATGCAATGAGATTTATCAACGATGGTTCTGCTAACTATACTATTTTTAGAAGAACAACACCTGCCATAACAGCAAACGGTGGTTTGTGGCAAACAGCTAAAAAATTATATTTTCCTTTTAATATCCGAACAAAAGGGCAACCGTTCTATGAAATTATATTTCCTAGCGGTTATAATATCTCTTTTAGACACTTACAATATGAAGACACGGTTTTCGATTATCAAGGTGCTCAATTATCAGTTATTGCCTTTGACGAATTAACACACTTTACCGAACAACAATTCTTTTATATGATGTCAAGAAACAGAAATTATAATGTTAATTCTTCTGTTAATTGTTATATAAGAGCAACTTGCAACCCAGACCCAGACTCTTGGGTGAGAAAACTTCTCGATTGGTACATTGGCGAAAATGGTTATGCTATTAAAGAAAGAAGCGGTAAAATCCGCTATTTCGCAAGGCTTGGAGAAAAGATGTACTGGGGGAATACAAAAGCAGAAGTTTTAGAGCAAACAGACAAAATAACACTTACAGACGAAAAAGATAAAGTGACCGAAAAAAATATAAAAAGTTTTTGTTTTATTGCTTCTTCATTAGAAGACAACCAAGCCCTGCTTCAAAACGATATTGGATACGAAAGCAGTTTAAAAGCTCTTTCACATATTGACTATGAAAGACTTCGTAAAGGGAATTGGAATATTAAGGCTTCTGGCGGTGAATTCTTTAAGAATGAATATTTTAATTATACAAGAACAATAAAAATGAAAGATATTGTTATGGTTTGTAGAGCGTGGGATTTAGCAGGTACGGAAAAGGGAGAAAAAAAGAACAGTTCACCAGACGCAACGGCTTCTTGTTTAATGGCTAGGCTATTAGACGGTTCTTTTGCTGTTTTAGAAGTGACAAATGATTGGTTAAGTCCGTCAAAAGTAAGACACCTTATTTGTGAAAAAGCAAAAGACGATTATAAAAAATTCGGTGCTAAATACAAAATATTCTTACCTCAAGACCCTGGTCAAGCAGGTAAGGCACAAGCACAAGCTTATGTTAAAATGTTAAGCGGTTATAATGTATCAACTAGTACAGTTAAAGGAGATAAAATCACTCGTGCCGAGCCGTTTATGATACAGATGGAGAACAACAACGTTATTGTTTTTAAAAACGATAAATGGAACGACAGCTATCAATCACAAATGGTATCCTTTCCAGAGGGAACACATGACGATATGGTTGACGCTACAAGTGACGCTTTTAATCAGTTATCCAATAAGGAAGACGAAAACAATATGCTCTTATTATCATTGTTAGGCGATATGTGATATAATAAGTTATATAAAGGAGGAAATAAGTTATGGCTAAAAGAAAAAAAAATGATAGCAGATTTGGTGATTTCGCTAATAATGTAACAAGAAAATACAGAAGCAGGTCGCATTATGAGTTTTCAACTCCACAGATAGGAGAATATCAATTTGCTACAAATGGATTATACCAAAAGATTTGTTCTATTCCCGCACAAGATGCCATTAAAAACGGCTATGAGATTTGTTCAAATAATGAAGATATAGTAAATAATGACGAAACAGGTAAAATTAATAAAGTACTTTATGATTTTGATATTGACACAAAAATTGCAGAAGCGGTCTCTCTTAGTAGAGCAACAGGCGGTGCAGTTTTGTTTTTGAAGTTAGATGACGGCGAAACAATCGAAAACCCTTTAAATATTAATAATTTATTAAAGTTATATGGAGTAAAAGTTTATAACGCATCGGAAGTATTACCACAAACTTATTTTTCTGACTATTCAGATGTAAATTTTGGTGAAGTTGAAAAATATGTAATTAATGACGAAAAAACGGGGAATAGTTTTGTTGTTCATTCTTCAAGATTATTAATTTTTGACGGATTGACAACGACAGGATTAGTTCGTGCTTCACGCAATGGTTGGGGCGGTATGGTTTTTGATAATATCAAGGACGAATTAAGCAGATACGATAGTGCTAATAGATTAAGTATTTCTATTTTAAGCCGTCTATCACAAGGTATTTTAAAAATTGAAGGACTAAAACAAGCAGTAAATGCAGGTGAAGGGGAGAAAATGACGAAGTATTTGGAATATACTGACAGTATGAGAAGTATAATGAACACTTTGTTGTTAGATGGTACAGATAGTTTCGATTTAAAAAATATGACGCTTTCTGGTTATAAAGATATTATTGAACAACAAGAAGTTGCCCTTTCTGCTGTTTCTCAAATTCCGATAACCATTCTCTTTGGTCGCTCCCCCGCAGGGATGAACTCTACGGGCGATGCCGATTTGGAAACATATTATTCATTAGTTAAAAGAATACAGACAAATGATATGCAAAAGAATTTAGAAAATTTAATCAAAATAATTACAAAATGCAAAGACTACAAAATAGCAGAAAATGATTATCACATTTCTTTTAATGAAGTAAAACTTCTAAATGCAAAAGAAAAAGCAGAAATTGAAAACAAAAAAGCCGATAGTTTAGTAAAGATAGCAAATGCCGTTGAAACTCTTCACGAATTAGGTGCTATTGATAATGATGAAATAGCAGAATATTTAGACACAAGAACCGATTTCCCAATTAATCACAACTATGGTGGCGGTGATAAGTAATGAAAACTTCAACCAGAAAATACACTTACCCTCTCAATGTTGAGAGGGAATATGTGTATTTTTTAAAAAGAATTACAAAAGAATTAAGAAAAAACACTTTAAATAATCTTGATAAGATTTATGAAATTGTTTTAAAATATAGAAAATTAAGACAGGATAGCGAAAATGACGAAATAGAAGAAGAAATTGATGAAGATATTATTCTTCCGATTTTGGCTATACTTTCCGCTTATGTTTTAAAACAAGAATTAGAAAGGTTATATAATAGTGTTAGAAGTTATGTCACGAAAGATTTAGAAAAAGAAACACATAATGCCCTAAAAAAGACAGCACAAGAAGCAGAAGTATTATCACGGCTAAAAGAAGCTGAATATTCATTAGAAGATTACAAAGACGAATTTATACAAGATAATGAAGAATTAATAGAAAAACTAACAAATGATTATAGAAACAAATTAAAACAAACAATCAAAAATTCTATTGATTACGGCTATCCAAAAGCTATGTTAGCCGATGAAATTAAAAAAAACTTACATACTATTGATAATAGAGCAGAATTAATTGGTGTTGACCAAATAGGAAGAGCCACAGGGAGATTAAATCAATACTTCCAACAGAAAATGGGATGTAATAAATATATATGGCAAACAATGTTAGATAGTCGTGTTCGTCCTGCTCACAGAGTAAGAGAAGGGAAGATTTTTGAATGGAATCACCCTCCTTATGACGGACACCCAGGTATGGCTATTAGATGCCGTTGTAAAGCAAAGCCCGTTTTTGAAGATTGATAAAAAATGTGGTATAATTTAAAAGAAGGAGGAAAAAGATTATGGCAAAATTTAAAAGATATGATACTTACTCTTTAAATGAAGCAAAAAAAGATGAAAATGGCTATTATCACGATTCTGCAATCGTTGGTCGTGTCGGTTTATTAACTTACTATAACGCTGATGGAACTAAAAGAATTGAATACCGTCCACCAAAAGAAGCGTTTAGTGAGAATAGTCTGAAAACTTTAAAAGGCGTTCCTGTCACTCATAAGCATCCGTCTAAATTAGTAAATGAAGACAGCTATAAAGAAAGCTCCCCTGTTGGTGCTGTTTTATCAGAAGGAAGACAGGATGGGGATAATATTATTGCAGATGTTATTATTTACGATTTAGCTTCTTGTGGTAGTGACCGTGAATTATCTTGTGGCTATACGGTTGAAACCATTGAAGAAGAAGGAACGACACCAGAAGGGGAACACTATGACGCTCTGCAGACGAATATAATTTATAACCACCTAGCAGTAGTTCCCAGAGGTCGTGCAGGAAATGCAAAGCTAAATCTTGACGCTGAAGGTAATCAGTGCTATTATTTAAATAGCGAAAGTAAAAAGGAGGAAAAATCAATGAAAAAGATAAACATTGATAACAAAGAATACGAAGTAGCAGAAGAAGTTGAAAAAGAACTTTCTAAAAGACAAGCTCAATGCGATGCAAAAGATAGTGAAATTAAAGCTCTGAAAGAACAAATCAAAGCTGATGAAGCAAAATTCAAAGAAGATTTCGCTAAAGCAGTTAAAGCTCGTATTGAACTTGAAAAAACGGCTGAAAAATACAAAGTAGAAAAAGCCGATGAAATGGATGAAAAAACTATTAAAGTTGAAGTAATCAAAAAGGTATTCCCAAAGATTTCTTTAGACGGCAAAAATGACGCTTATGTTGAAGCAATGTTTGACATTGCAAAAGCACAAGAAGTAGAACACAAAGACGCTATCGAAGAAAATAACAAAAAAATGAATGAAACTAAAAAGACCGAAAAAACTGATAGCAAGGAATTAAGTTTGGAAAATATCGAAGATTTTGAATTTTAAGAAAAAATGTGTTATAATATAAGTGTAAAATTTTAAAGGAGGAAAAATATTATGGCTTGGTATGATAACGGCGAAAAAGGTATGGTAGGACAGATTGCTAACCTTACTTTTAGACGAGTAGAAAGTTTCCCTGCAGGTGGAAGCATCAAGGCAGGTTCTTTGGTAAAACTTGATAGCACTAAATCCAAAGTATTGAAATTAAATGACGATGCTGATAAAGGTGCTATTCTTGGTGTAGCTTTGCAGGAAAACAAGGAAGTTTATGCAGATGGATACACCTACCACGAAGGAGATACGGTTTCCGTATTAACCAAAGGTGATGTTTATATGGCAGTAAGTGGTTCTGCTAAATATGGTCAAGTATTTACAGTTGCCGATGGTACTGAAACTCTTACTCTTACCGCAGTTGATGCAGGTACAGAAGGAGCAGTTGAAGGACTTATGGCAGTTGAAAACGCTTCTGATTTAGTAGCTGTAAGAGTAAAATAAGATGGAGGTAATATAAAATGGCTAATCAAAAAACTATGAGACTTATTAAACAGGCTCAAGATTGCATTTCTGATGTAATCGCAAATGAAGCTGAAAACCGTTCTCAAAACGGTACAAATTATAATGCTGATGATTTAAGTGCTTTTGTTGCACACGAATTAACTTATAACCGTGCTAAAGCTCTTGAAAAAATGCAAGCTCCTCTCTCCGCTTTTGGTGTTTTTGAAGTATTCACCGAAGTTCCAGAAGGTGCAGAAAGTGCAGTCCAGAAGGTTTATAGCAAAGTTGGTATGGCTAAAATCATTTCTAACTATGCTGATGATATTCCCCTTTCTGATGCTTATGCAGAAGATGTGACCGTAAAGGTTAAAACAATTGCATCTGCTTATCAATATTCCGTACAGGATATTATTAATAGTGCTTTTGCAAATGTTCGTCTAACAGAAAGAAAAGCCGCATCCGCTTATCATTCCATTGATAAGAAAATCAATGATATTGCTTGGAACGGTGATGCAGACCATAACATTACAGGTTTCCTTGCTAATCCTTATGTTACTGTTTACAACGTAAAAGCAGACGGTACTGGTTCTTCTAAAAAATTGGAAGATAAAACTCCTGCCCAGATGTTCCGTGATGTAAACGAAATCATTGATAACGTAACGAATAACACTAAAGGTTATATCGTACCTAACAAAGTATTGTTTGACCCTGCTCTTTACAATCTGTTATCCGAAACGATTTTCGTAGACGGAAACGGTAATGCAAAGACCCAGACAGTGCTTGAAATGGTAAAAGCTAACCACCCAGAAATTAAAGAGTTCGTAAAAGTGTTTGAATTGGCAGGTAGCGGTACGATTATCGCAGGTAATTTTGACGGTGAATATGCACACCTTGAAATTCCGAAACGTGCTTCACAAGAACCAATCCAAAGAAAGAACCTTGCATTCGTTGTTCCTGTTTGGGGCAGAGTAATTGGTGTGACCGTAAATTATCCAATGGCTTTCACAAAGGCAACTGGTCTTTGATAAAGAAAAAGAGAGGAATTAATTCCTCTCTTTTTTTATTCTTTCATAGTTCTATATTCAAAAACAATATTATTATCCCAATCTTTTATTTTACAATAAACAGATGCTTTCTCTAATTCTTCAATTTTAGGAAAAAGATAAACTTCTCTAATAAAATCTTCTGGAATTCCAAATGGAGTTGTATCTTTTAAACCATCCATTTGCCATAAGTTCCAAGAAACAATTTGAGCAATTTCTTTTATATCCTTTTTAGTTGGCTTTTTATTAAATCTATCCTCATAATATTCAATAAAAGTCATTACTAAATTAACTCTAGCGAAGAATAAATTATCCCCTTGATATTCAAATCCATAAACACTTTTAAATGCTTTTTTAGTCCATTTTAACCAATCTTTTTCATTATCTACATTTTCATTAATTACTCTTAATTTTCTATCAAGTATTCCTATACGTTTTATTATAGAAATATCTTCTCCAGTAGTTGTATCATAGCGAGAAACAAGAAAAGGTGCTTCACCACAAGTTATCTCAATCCTTTTAGAGTTAACATATTTTTGCCAATCTTTTTTATTTTCGAATTTTATTTTTATGTCATTATAAGTCCAAGTATGATTTTCGCTTTCTATATTAAAAACATTTTTTCTGCCAAACCAATCTTCATCGCAATAATTATTCATCTTATTACATATCCAAGAAGGTGTAAATACTTCTGCCTTTTTCTTGGTGCGGGCTTTTTGGTCTTTTTGTGTTTTTTGTATTCTTGGCAACATTATTCCATCATAAATCAAATTTAATTGAAAGTCTGGAAACATTTGTTGTTCTTTATAATAAATATCACCATATTTTTCGTAAGTATCTGTTGCCCATACAATATTTTTCCCTGTGGTGTGGTCTTTTAGAAGTTCAGATAACACATCATGTAATGGTTGTTCTTTTTTAAACAGTAATTTATAATTATCCATTTTGTTCACCGTTTTAACCTTTCTTCTTATATATTATTTTCGGCTAAGATAAATTTGAGGGATTAATCGGTCTTGTTTTCTTTTTGCCGTTCCTGCTCTTTCCTTATCTATATCTCTATTGTACCAGATAAAAATAAAAAAGCAAGTTTAAAACCTGCTTTTTATTAAAATTTTTTACTTTTTCTTAATTACTTTAATATCAATCTCTTCTTCTATTTTTTCTCTTTTTAGGCATTTCATTAACCTGCAATAAGTTATTCTTTCTTTTATCTTTTTAGTGACGATAATTTCTCCGAACTCTTTTGCTACTTTTTCAATTTTATCTTGTTCGTCCATTTTAATACCTCACCATTTGCAAAAATTTAGGCTTATTTGAGCGTTTTTATATAAAGGAGGTATAATTTTACCTCCTTTATATTTTTAACTCATTTTAACCGATTTTATAAAGAGCATAGCCTTTTGTTTCTATATCTGTTATTTTTCCTTCGTTGTCTTTTATTAAAATATCAATTCTTCTTCTTGTGCTTTTTATGTTTTTAATATTTCTAACTATTTTTCTTGTTTCTTTATCTTTTGTTCTTTTTAGATTTTCTGAAACAAAATAAATAACTTTATCTTTTACTTCTTGGAAGTTACAAAGTCTAATATTAAAATCGCTTTTATCTAATACATTAAAAAATATTATTACTTTAGCAGGGAACATATGAAGTTCATTGCAATATATATCTATTGGTGCGTCACAATTTGGTAATTCGTATTCGTCAATCGTTTTATCAATATTTGCAGGAATTTTAATTTTTATTTTATATTCACTAATTCTATTTTCTTTTTCTTCTCTAAAAGCAACATATATCGTTTCTGTTATTTTTTCTTCATTATAATAATTTGTTCTTATATTATATAGTAAATCATCTATGTATCTTTTTAATTTTCCATTCATTTCCTCAAAAGGATTATCTGATATTATTAAAATATCATTTCCTTTTAGAAGATTTTCATTTTCCATTTCTTCTGTAAATACATATTGATTTTTAATTACTTTCGTGCTCATTTTGTTTTTTCCTCCATTTTATATTTTAAACTATTGGCAGGTTTTCTTCTTAATTTTTTTAATGGTTCTCCATAAATAAGATAAGGAAAATCTCTTCTTTTTTCTTTTCTTTCGCATTTTTCTTTTATTTTTTTAAGACAATCATGAATTTTCTTTTCTAATTCCATATTTTTTTGTTTTGTTAAAAGTTCCATTTTGTCCACCATTTTTTACCTTTCTTTTTATCTCTATATTTCGGCTAAAGATAAGATGACCGCCAACCCATTTTATATTTTTGGTTCGTCCTTTCTTTATCTATCTCTATTGTACCAGTTTTAGAGAAAAAGTCAAGATTTATTTTAAAAAATTTTAAAATAAATATTTATTCATAAAAAATGTATATTTATACTTTTGTAATTTTTTATAAAAAGTTAAAAAGTTATCAAGGTGAATAGGAAAATAAAAATAAATTAATATATGAACACATATTCATATATTCACTTTCGCATATGTTGTTTTTTACCATTTTTTAGTTGAAAATATTTTTTTTACTTTTCCTATAATTTTTATTTTTTCAAAGTTCCACAAACCCTTATAAAATAAGGCTTTACAGCTAAGATAAATAATTATAGGAATTATAGGAAAATTTATTATATAATAATTTCTTTTAAAAAACGGCGAAAT